AAGGGCTAAGTAATTTTGCAATTTCAATAATTATTTGTATATTGTGAACAAATGAATATTACGGTATTAAAAAAGATAGAATCAGGTTGGATAAACCTAAACTGGAAAGAGTATATTGATAGAGTGAAATTATCCAACAATGATATAGATACACTAATTAGTGTTATTGATGCATTCAAAGGTAATAAGCGGGCTATGGAGTTGGCAGTGATTAAGTACACGCACTTACCGGCGTATATTACAGTGAAAAGAGATGAATACATTGATTTTTTGGATTGGGTATATAATCAGTTAATCGAAAGAGAGATGTATGAAACTTGTAAAAAATTAATAGAAATAAAAAGAAAGTTACTGTGCACAAATTTGAAGAAATAGTAAGAGCATGGCGTTCTAAATGGAATCCTACTGAAAATGAGAAGATACTTTCAGAAAAGCGATTGGCAATATGTAAAGGATGTCCGTCACGCAAAGAGTATATAGAGGATAGTAGTTTTTTTGTACTATGCGTAGAATGTGGATGTCCATTGGAAGCCAAATCACATTCACCAAGAAGCGGAGCTTGTGATTTAGGTAAATGGGATGAAGTGGATGGTTTATAAATAAAAAAAAATTAATTATGATAATAGCACCAGAAACACCAATTACGGATGCATCTTTTAATAAATGGAGAGCACACCGTATAGAGTTTGAAGAAGGCGAAAAATTGTTTTATTACTATATAATTCCATTGATTGATATCGATGAATCTGAACTAGATAATATAGAAGTAATTCCTGCTTTATTTTCATCAGAGTCGGATGAGTTTCAAGATGAAAATGGTAATAGTGTATTTACTATGAGATTGTTCGATGAAGATATGCCGGAATTGACTAGTGAGGAAGAAATTGAAATACTTTATAAAATTCTTACTAAAAAGGAATTATTTTTAAAATAATACATATCGTATATTTATATGCGTATGGCAAACAGTCAACTTACAATTGTAATCCCTTGTAAGAATGAGGGAGTAAATATATTAAAGATATTAAGGTTGCTCATTAAACAGAACCTTGATTGCCAAATTATTGTTGCTGATTGTTCTACGGATGATACACTTAATATACTACACAATTATAAGTTACATTCTCCACAACTAATTAAAATAATAGGTGGCGGATTACCAGCAGTTGCTAGAAACAAAGGAGCCAAATTAGTAAAAACACCATATGTCCTATTCTTAGATGCTGATATTTATTTACGTGATTACAAATTAATTAGTAAGTGTTTGGAAACTGCTATTAGTGGTGACTATGATTTGGTTACCTGTAAATTTAAAACAATAGAACGTAAATGGGATTGGATATATCGAAAATTTGATTTTATTCAATGGATTAGCTCTAAAACGAAACCCTTTGCTATAGGAGGGTTTATGTTATTCAAAACCGAAACATTTAATACATTAGGCGGATTCAATGAAGAAGATAAAATTGCTGAGGACTATCATCTTAGTCAAAAAATTAGACCACAAAAGTTTAAAATCGTTAATTGTTATGCGCATACTACAGCTAGAAGATTTATTAAAAATGGTTACTGGTATATGGTAAAATTGGCTTGGAACTCTTGGTTGAATAGAAATAATGATGAATGGTTTAAACACGATTATAATTACTGGAAATGAAATATAAAGCAATCATAGTTTCGGATATTCATTTGGGCACAAAGGATTCTAAGGCTAAAGAATTTATTGAATTTATAGATAAACACCCAACAGAACTACTTATATTGAATGGTGATATAATAGATGGTTGGGCACTAAATCGAGGAACTAAATGGAAAAAACAACATACTAAAGTAATCGCTAAGCTACTTAAACTATCTCATAAGACTAAGATAATATGGATTAGAGGTAACCATGATGATTTTTTAACCGAGTTTATTGGTACTAAGTTTGCTAATATTGAAATCAGAGAAGATTATGTATTAAATGTGACTAAATGGTTTATAGATGATGTATATGTAAATGATAGATATTATATCTTCCACGGAGACATAATAGATATATTCACAACAAAGTATAAATGGCTTGCTAAAATAGGTTCGGTTGGATATGAACTGGCATTATGGGTAAACCGATGGTATAACAGGTATAGGGAATGGAGAAATTTACCATATCTATCTATTTCGCAAAAGATTAAATCAAATGTTAAATTAGCTACAAACTACATAAACGATTTTGAAACAGCTGCTATTAAATTGGCTGAGGTAAATAGGTGTCAAGGCGTAATTTGTGGACATATACACCAACCGGCTAATATCCGAACAGAACATGGGCACTACCTTAATTCTGGCGATTGGGTTGAGAATAAAACTGCTATAACATTAGATAAGGAAAATAATTTTAATATTGTTTCATTTTAATTTAAAATTTTATATATATCTTTAATGAAAAAAAGAAAAAATAAACTAAAAAGAAAATACATAAAAAGAAAATTATTACTAATGTTACACAAATGTATTGAATATAAAGGTGAAGCTATCGCCAAAATGAACGGAATTATTTAATTTAATGGGAGAAGTAGTTTCTCCCATTTTTATGCTTACTATAAACCAAAAAAAAAAAATGAAAAACACACAAGTTTACAACGAATTAGTACAAAAGATGCGAGGATTTTTCCTAAACAAAGGATTTATTGAAGTCCCAACACAATCAAGATTATCTATCTTAGCAGCCTGCGAAAATCCGCATTCGGTTGCAACTTTCAACTACAATGGCGAAGTATGGCCGTTACCACAAACCGGACAAATGTGGTTAGAATATGAATTATTAAAGAATCCAACTTGGCCTGGAGTATTTTGTATCTCCACATCGTATCGTCAAGAAAAAAACCCAATAGAGGGTAGGCATGAGTCAATCTTTCCTATGTTTGAGTTTGAAAGTAAAGGTGATATGATTCAAATGGAAAGTTTAGAAGCTGAATTATTGGCTCATTTGGGATTTGATAAACCAGTTGCGGTCGATTATGATAGTATGTGTGGTAAGTATGGTACTGAAATTTTAGAAGATGAACACGAAAATAAAATGTGGAATGAAATTGGCAGTGTTATATCATTGCAAAACTTTCCATTAAGAACTTCTACATTTTGGAATATGAAAAATCAAGGATTTGGTATCTTTAATAAAATAGATGTTATACTATACGGTCAGGAAACTATTGGTAGTGCTGAGCGCAGTTGTAATGTGGAAGAAATGCGTGATACATTCTATACAATTTCTGAAGGTGGGTATGCTGCGAAACTATTTGAATTGTTTGGTAAAGAAAGAGTTGAAAAGGAGTTAGAAGAATTTTTATCTTTTGAATTTTTCCCAAGATTTGGTGGTGGTATCGGTATGACTCGTTTGGCAAGAGCATACATATTAAGAGAGCAGGAGATATTCGTATAAATAATTAATCTAAAATGTTGCTTGTTTACATAATTTGGTAATATCAGGAATTTTTCGTATATTTGAGTATAAAACATAATATATGAAACAAAAATCAGAAGTAGAACTAAGGCAGAATTATGAAAAATTTATTCAAATCATAAAGAAATACTTTACAGGTGAAAGACTTGAAAAGTTATTGAATATGTATTCTGAAAAGGAATTGGCTGGTAATTTAACTATATCCCCTGCGAGCGGTAATGGTGGTTATCATAATTGTTATCCTGGTGGTTATATAGACCATATCTTCAATGTATGTAAGAATGCAATGAAGGTAAAGACAATGTTTGTAGAAATGGGTGGCAAGCCGGATTTTACAGATGAAGAACTTATATTTTGTGCGCTACACCACGATTTAGGAAAGCTTGGTACAAAAGAAAATATGCACTATATTCCAAATGATTCCGATTGGCATATAAAAAACAAAGGCGATTTCTATAAAAGAAATGCCAACGATTGCTATATGACACTTACCGATAGAACATTCTTTACCTTGCAAGATTATGGTATTCGTATTAGTGAAGCTGAATATTTTGGTATTAAGCTGACAGATGGCATGTATGATGAAGATAATATCAAATACTTAAAGGTATTCGATGTTTCCAAAAGAATGCGTTTCAAAATTCCATATGTATTACATTGGGCAGACCATATGAGTACCGTAATCGAGTCGCAAGAAAATACCATTAAATAACAATAAAATATATAAGTGACAATTTGTCATTTAGTTATAAGGTGGTACGCATATTGAAGTATATACGAACAATTATTTATTTAAAAACAAAAAAAAAATTATTTATGAAAAATTATTTAGATTACGAATTGAGAAGACTTATTGCGGACGTGTGGGCAGATGATACCACTACAATAAGTGGATTACAAACTGGTAATACATCGGAAGCAAATGGTAGAGTTGAGTTTGCAATACCGGTATTAGGACACGACCCAAAAAATGTAGAGGTTAGTATTACAGAGGGTTCAATTAAAATTACAGCATTAAAAGGAGATGTTAAAGGTGTATTAAATTATTTCTGTTCGGATATATCTGAAACCATTACATTACCAAAGAATTTAGATGGCCTTACTAGTAAAGCGGAGATTAAAAACGGCATACTTCTTATAACGATTGATAAAAAAGAAGAACATAAGCCAAAAAAATTATTAGTTAAATTTTAATTTTATACAATCGGTTATTTTCATTACACTAAAGGATAGAGATACAATCTATCCTTTTTTTATTATTTAAACTATTTATTATTATGATATACAAAAGCAAAGTACAAGGGTTATTAGAATCTTTAGAAGCAAAATTAAGATTAATTGAGAACATATCTACCGGTGCTATGAAGATGGATGCGGTTCAAGTTAATCAAACTATACAACAAGCGAAAGCAATTACCGAACATATTATAGAATTAGTGAATATAGAAAGATAGTATGAATTGGCTTAAATATTTAGTGGGGTTAGCAGCTCTAGCTATAGCCGGTTGCGCAGCTTATTTCTCCGTAACCGGCTTAGGTGTGCTATTTAGTGGAGCAACATATGCTGTTATGGTAATGGCAGCAACATTGGAGTTTGCAAAGTTAGTTACAGCAACGTATTTAAAGCAAACGTGGGATACTATAAAGGGATTTAATAAGGTATATCTAACAATTGCCGTTGGTATTCTGATGCTGATTACATCCGCTGGTATTTTTGGTTACCTTTCTAATGCATTTCAACAACAAAATATAAAATTAGATCAGGTTCAAAGAGAAATATCCGTTTGGTCTAATAAAATTCAACAAAATACAACACAAATTAATCAAATATCCAATCAAATCACTCAATTTAATTCAAATCAAGGTAAAATTATTGGAGTTGGTAATGTAAATAATAGAATTTTAAAGAGTATAGATAGTCGAGATATTCAAATTAGTAAATTGCAAGATAAAATTAATACTTTACAAGATAGCTCTGTGCGATATAATGAAAAAATCAATGAAATTAAGAATAATAATATAAATTTGGAAAAAGAAATAGGTGGATTTAGGTTTGTAGCTGATGCATTTGGGTTGCAACTTAATACCGTAGTAAAATTTTTCATATTTTTAATAGTATTTGTATTTGATCCACTTGCAATTGCTCTAATTATAGCATTTAATGGACTTTTAATCAAAAAAAATGATAAAATTGTAGAATATAATAATGATTCCGATAAAAGTTATGAAATATATGGTGAAAAAACGCCAATAGTTGATACTACCATTGAAGTACCCAACGATGTTGGAAAAATCCACCAAAAACCCCTAAAAACACCTATTGTGGTGGAAAAAACCACCATCACAGAACCCGAAATTGAGTTTATACCTAATCCAGATGAGTTGCAAAGACCTTATACAACAAGGTATCCATCGAATTTTGACTCAAAAACATATTAATTTGGTAAAACCAATAATTTTTCGTATATTTGAGTATAAAACACAATATATGAATATAGGATACGCTTGTATTAATATGACACTTGGTAAAAAAATTACTACCAATCGTTCAATGGTTAAAAGAACATTCAATGCTAGAGGATTGGATTATGTTTCTGAATTGACTCTACTGAATGCGAAGGATATTATTAAAATACTAAAGTGGAATAAATCGCATAATATAAATTTCTTTAGATTATCTTCCGCAATCGTTCCGTGGGGTGACCATTTAGACCTTACACAATTAAAAGATTACAAACAAATCAAATCAGCACTTAAAGAAGCAGGAGATTACGCTAAGGCCAATGGTATTCGTATTACTTCGCATCCAGGTCCGTTTGTTGTATTAACTTCGCCAAAAGAAAATGTAGTTATTAACTCAATAGCTGATTTAGA